TGCCGCGTGGGCCACAAAAGATCATACACAATGGTTCCACTCGCGTGGAATTCATCATATATTTCACTTTCTTGACTAAACGCGTCAACAGATTATCCGAGGCTATAAACCCATTAGGCAAACGTGAAAAATCACAAGTAATTGTCTTTTTCCACTCAATGACATCAGCATTAAGTTTCAAAACACGCTTGTGAAGAGCACTATCACCAATGCGATTGGGATTAGCTTTAAGCTCATCCGATATCAACTCAATTTCAGTAGTAAAATGTGAAAGTTGTCCAAAAGGGAGATAATACTGTATTGTTTCCAATACTGTAAGAATCTCATTGGGCAAACCAACCAGTTTTGCTAAACGAAAGGGAAGATTGATAATATACGACATAAGGGAATAAAGTTGTGGAGAATTGTCCAACAATTTATCCGAAGTAAATCGCGGTAGATTTTGAAATATAGGTTTCAAGCACTCAGGAAGAAGGGCAGTAATCATAGCTGTTAAAGCTATGGTCTCCACCATTCCTGATTGTGCACGAAAAGTATCAAGATCTACTGGCTTAAGTAGGGGGTCCAGCATATAACGATAAACATTATATAAAGCTAAAGCCATACTAGCTATTGCCATCAAACCATCAAAGGTACTATCACTTTTGATAGCAGAAACCAATGATTTGGTAGAAACAAGAAGGTGAATAATAGAAGCACAACCCTTAAGGAGATCCATTTTTGACAATGAATCAGCAAAGGTATGTATTTGTTCTACAACAGTGTTAACTTTGTTCACCATCGTGTCTGCAGAGTCGATTATAGAACCAACTTTGCGTATACGAGATACAAATTTCCCAAAACGACCCTGAGCTCGAAAGGGAGGGGAATTTTGAGAGGACACCTTCAATGAGCGTAAAAACGCAGATCGAGATGTAGTTTTGAATTTTCTTATGTTCAGATCATTATAAGTGAGAGGAACATAACTAAAATCCTGATCCTTATCGGATCGAAGTTTATGAGTAAATATAGGGGTTAAATAAGATTTATTCATAGTGATAAGGGGTCGTGAGTGCTGACATTATATCGTGACACACACTAACCTCTAACTCCTTAAAGGGATAAAAGAATCAATACAGAAAAGCCGAACGAAATCAGAAAAGTGAAATACTACAACGTACTTCACTTCACTTATACAATATATTAAAAGAGAACGAACAAAACGAAAAATGTAAAAGAGGGGTTAAAATACGGGTTAAGAATTCCTAAATTCGCGTAACCGTAACGACTATTCTATTTCATTTGCCACACTGAAGATGTGGACAAATAAATAGGAATGTGAGCTTTCACCTCACCTAAATATTTATTATGCCACGGTATTAAC